TCGCCGGCCGATACCCTGACGGCCACCTATTTGATCCCTGCCCCTGGGATCCGGCTGTTCGCATTCGGGCCAGACGGAACGGGCGGCACTATCTCAGCGGTTCTAATCGAATGGGACGCGCAGACTATCCCCTAGCAATTCTGGGCGGCGGTATGGTATCGCAGGCCCCTACCCTATCGGAGCTTTACAGATGGCAAGCGTAACCCCTACCGCCTCGGGCGTTGTAAATATCCCTGGCCCGTTGACGCGCCACCTTACGGGGCAGATTTTCACGATCGTCGATACGGCTGGAACCTCGGGAGGCCCCACCTTCGTCGCTTACGGTTCCGCCACGGCTAACGCCGGCGGCACGCGAGTAACCTCGGATTGCTCCGCTGTTCCCTTCGCGGCTATTCAGATTTTCAATCTCAGCGCGGCAAATCCTATTTTCGTTTCGGTTGACGGCGAAGATCCTACCGCTAACGAATGCTCCCCGATTCCGGCCCTTAACGGATTTCAGATTGACCAGCCGAGCGCGAGCCTTAGCCTTGCCATTTGGTCGGCGGCGGGCGGCGAGGCCTTTACGGTTCGCGGCTTCGCTCAGGCCGTAGTGGTCCCGTAATGAAATTTCTTCTAGCATTCTCAGGCGGGGGCGGCGGCTCAGCGTTTCCAGGCGCGCCGGTGGCGGGCGTTTACGTCACGGCGACAACGCCCGATTTTCTGTTAGTTTGCGCCGAGGTTGTGGCGGTTCAAGTTTCGATCGTTGTCCGTTCGGAAATTGGCGGCCTTGTCTGGTATTCGGACGGGTATAATATGGTATTATTCGGCGGGTCGGTTTCAGATTCCGCGCAATATCCTACCCCTGGGACCGCGGGCGGCGTAACCTTTGCAATTGATTCCACGGTCGCAATTTATAATCAAGATACGGGATTGTTTTATTATTACGATGGCGCGAATTGGGTTTCGCTCAGTTAATCTAGAAGGGATTTCAAATGATTGGATCAATCGTTTCTAGTGCATTTAAATTGTTCCCAGGCGCGCAATTCACCTTTGACGGGGCGCGCTTGCTCGGGAGGTTTCCCCGCGGCGGCGCTCGGCTGGATCTCACCCTCTCGCCCGAGGAAGCGGAAGCGATGGCGCAAACGGCCCTAGACCTCGCGGCTACGCTTCGCCGCTCCCTTCGCACGCCCGCCGAGCCTGCCCCCGCTTCTAGCCCTGTTTCTGGCGCCGCTACGGCCCAGCGCGAGCCCGTCAACGTGGCGGCCTCCCTTCCTGCCCCGCGTCCGGCTGTATCCCTCCCCGCCGAGGTCCCGAAGCGCGGGCGCCCCGCTGGCGCTAAGGCCTAGCAAATGGACCTCGCCCGAATCGTCGAAATTGCCAAGGCTCAGGCCGCGGCGAATGTTCGGGAAGTCGGCGGCGCCAACCGCGGGTCTCAGGTCGAAATCTATTTGAAGGCGGCGGGGATGTCCCCAGGCTCGCCGTGGTGTGCGGCCTTTGTGGCTTGGGTAGTGCGGGAAGCGAGCGGCGCCGCGAAGGCGCCACGCTGGGCCACGGCCTCGGCGGTAACGAATTTCTTTAACGCGCAAACAAAGCTCCGCGGAACGGAATTCCTCGCCTATCCTCACGAACGGGATCGCGTGCGGGCCGGCTGGATTTGGGTTCGGGCGGCTAGTGTCGCCGACGCGGAAGCGGCCCGCGGGCGTCGCTGGACGCGCGGCCATACGGGGATCGTTACCTCTCCCGATGGCGCAGGATTCGCGACCGTCGAAGGCAATACAAACAAAGCGGGGTCCCGCGACGGGGATGGGGTTTATTCAAAATCGCAAAGTTGGACGGATCCCCGCACGCTCGGTTTTTTCGATCCCGTCGCATTGTCGGCGGCCTATTTGGCGCAGGTGAAAAATGTTTAAATTGACGCATTCAAAAGGCAAGATCAATGCGGGCCTTGCGGCTGGCGCGATTCTCGGCGCTGTTATCCCGATCCTTGCTACCGCCGCAACCGGCGGGCTCGCCGCTGTTCCCCTGGCCCTATGGCTGGCGCTTGGCGGGGTTATCTCAGGCCTTGCCGCGGGTAACGTTGAATTAAAAAGCCCCGTTATCCGAATGCTCGAAAGGGACGCCGCGAAGGCCGGCCGCTCAGGTGGCGAAAATGGCTAACGGCGACGGGCGCGAATCTCTCGAAACGATGGCAAGCCGCGCGGTTGTCGGCGTTCCGATGGCTTGGCGGATATTTCAGGGCCTCGGCTCGGCGGCGTCAACGGCCCTGCTAGTTATTCTCTCCCTCGCATTTCAAACCGTCCGATCCGAATGGCAAGAATTGCGCGCGGAAATGGCAGAAATTCGCGCCAAGCTCGCGCTCCAACCGTCGCCCGAGGAATTCGGGAAGATTAGGGATGATTTGCACGATATAGATCGGCGGGTTATTCGCCTCGAATCCGAATATTATGGATCCGCGCCGGTTCGGGAGCGGGACGATCGCTAGAATATTTGCAGATTTGCCGGCGTAACAATGCGCCGGCGGCTCAGGCTCGCAAGAATCCAAGGCGAGGGATAGGCCGCGAAGGCTGGCCCCTTCCCCGCGAAGGCGTCTAGGCGGGCGACAAGCTCTGCGGCGGCGGGTGCATAGCGGGGCAGGCCTTCTAGCAGGGCTCGGGCCGGCTGGCCCCGCGTGAATACCAGCGCGAAGGCCCGCGGCTCGCTCGGCGTCGCCGTGGGGATGGTGTCGCAATAGTGCCAACCTGCCCCGCTTATCGCTCGGGCTAGGCGGGCTGGCATTTGCACGCGCTCCCCCCGCTTCGTTTCCCCGCTGATTTCTACCAGGCGAGCGAAGGGGCGCAGGGTTGATCGATGTAGTCGAAACTTGCGGCGCGGCGGTCCATTCCGATCGGCGGGATAGGTTACGCATTCGCCCCGCTCCCGAAGCTCGGCGCCGGTGGCCCAGCCTGAAATCTTCAATTCGGCGCAGGGGCCGCAAGCGAGAATGTAAATTGTGCGATCGTCTAGGTCCCTTTCGATAACTTCAAGGTGGCGATTTTCGGAATCTTCGGGCGAATGTTTCACGTCAAGCGGGATGGCGCCGAGGTAGCAATCGGCGCCCCCGTCGCCGCCTTGCGCGTAGATTTCGCGGTTGATCCATTTGCCCAGCTCGGCGACTACGATCGCTTCCGCTTCCTTTGCCTCAGCGGTTCGGGCTTCTAGCAGGGCGCTCCCCGTTCGGCCTGAGCGGGCGCGATAGATCGCCGCCCCTGGCGATGGGGCAGGCTTCGGCGCGAAGGCCGGATCTTCGCATAGCACTAGCAGGGGCGAGCCCTCCGCGGCGTAGGGTAAAAGGCGCGCCATTTGCTCGGCGACCTCCGCGGCATAGCGATCAAATTCGGCGGCTTCGTCGGTTTCGCAGGTGGCCCAGATCGGCGGCAAGTCGGCGCAGATAAGGGCGAGGGAAGCGGGCGAAAGATTAGAAAGAATCGCGGTTTTCATTCGTCGCCCTTCGGGCTCAGGATGGCCCAAGCGAGGGCCGCAAGGGCTAGGCCTATTGCAATGCATAGGGCCGCTTCCTCGGGCGTGAATTGGTCGCATTTCAGGCGCTCCGCGATGGCTCGAATCCCTGGCGCGTCTGATATCATTTGCCCCCCTTGCCGCGCGAAACGTAATTCGTGATTTCGATCCTTGCGTTCGGGCGGGCGGGCGCCCCCTTACGGGCTCGGCGAATGCGATCCGATTCTCGCCTTTTCGCGCGGTAGATTTCGGCGGCTTTTGGATCGGCCTCAAATCTAAGCCGCATTCTGGCGCGGCGCGCGGCTTCCTTATCGCCGCAATCTTCGGGGCGGATTTCAGAATTGCGAACCCTTCGCCCCTTGCCTGCCTTTTCCAGCTCGGCGAGGGCCGCCGCTCGCGCCGCGATCTCGGCGATGGCTTCCGCCTTAGCCTGGTAGGAAAGCGGAACGGCGAGGCCGGCGCGCTTAACGCGGGATGTGGCGGCTTCCTCGGGCTCAGGAAGGGGCGCGGGCTGGGCCTTAGCGGGCGCAGGTGTGGCGGCCTTGCCTCGGGCCTTATCGTGGCGCCGGCGGTTTCGCTCGCGCTCCCTTTCCTGAATTTCGTCTAGGGTTAGATTTTTATATTCGGCTTTCCTGCCGGCTTCGCCTTTTTGTTTCGCGGGTTTCACGTCGCCCAGGCCCTTTCCTGTAAAGGTGTAGGGGCGGGATCGATCTTTGTTTTCAATCTCGGCGAGCGCGGCGAGGTCTAGAGCTCGCTCCGCTTCCGTTAGGGTTGGGACCGTCCAGCCGATCGCGAGGGTGTAACCTCGCTCGGCGATAATCCGCCGCATTGCTACGGCCTCGGCGCGTTGGTAATTCTGCCTTTTGGTTTCGTCGGATATTTCGCGCATTTTCTAACCCTCCTCGAAAATTGAAAGTTGGGCGTGCGGTTCGGGTTCGGGCTCAGCGTTAGCGGTAGCGACCTCAGCGGCGAGACAACGGGCGCGGGCGATCTCCGCATATTCGGGATCAAGCTCGGCGCCGAGGAATCGGAAGCCTTCTAGCAGGGCGGCTTTGCCGGTGGAGCCCGAGCCCGAAAAGGGATCAAGGATCAGCCCGTCCGGCTGGGTCACAAGTCGCACAAGGTGGCGCATTAGGGCCGAGGGTTTAACCGTAGGATGGTTATTGCCTTCGTCGCGATCGGCCTTGCTCGCCTTAGCGCAGTAAAAGAAACGGGCCGCCGATCCTGTATCCCCGCCGAATTCAGCGCGAGGATGGCGCGCCTGATTTGAACCGTTCAAACAATCCGCGGCGCTGGCCCTCGAAAAATGATGGGGTTTCAATTGACCGCTTGTCGTTTGCGGAAACCCCGCGATCGCTTCCTCGCTTCCGTCGTGAATTACGTTTGCGGGCCAGCGGCCGGCCGTATTACTTTTTATTTTATATTCTCCCCGATTTTGCTCCCCGAATCCGGACCAGTTTTTCCAAGTTTGTAACGGCGTCGGCTCGCCTTCAATTCTGCTCCCGTCGATATTCAGGCCGCCCGTTCCGAATTCTAGAACATTCTGGGCCACGGTCCCGCGTAGGGGTTTGCGGGCTAAAATAATCGGTTCCCAAGCCGGCTTAAGCGCGGTTCCCCAGCCTTCCCATTTTGCGGCCTCAGGCGTGGCGGAAGCGGTCAAATTGAATTCCCCGCCTTTGATACTGCCATAACCTGAACCCTCATTATTCAATGAGCTTTTCCTATTAAAATCATCGTATGTCGAACGGGTATCTTTTCGCCCGATTATCTCCCGATCGGCGCCCGCGGCCTTATCGATCGCCTTGCTAATATTATGGGATTTCGGAAATCCCGATCCGTAAATCCAGTTCAGGCAATCGCGAATATCAAAACCTGAATCTTCAATCGCGACCGTCAATCTGTGAAACGTGCGCGTTCCGCCGAAGGCTAGCAGGTAGCCGCCTGGCTTTAATACCCTCAGCGCCTCCGTCCAGAATTCAACCCCTGGGACGCCGCGATCCCATCCCTTGCCCATGAATTCTAAACCGTAGGGGGGATCGGTCACAATTGAATCGATCGAATTCTCGGCGAGCCCTCGCATTACCTCGCGGCAATCTGCGTTTTTTATTTCAAATCTTTTCATTCGCCCCCCTTCGGAATCGGGCGCAGGTATTTAACGCGCGGGCCGTTCGCGCCTATGCTCAGCGCCGGATCGTAAATTACTATGCACGATCGAACGTTCCCCCCTGGCCGCGGCTCGCCGTCCATTTCAAATGCGATCCGCCCTTCGATCATGTAAATTTCTGCGGCTTCCTGCCAGACGGTCGGCCTCCAATATATTGAATCAAATGAAGGCATAACTAGCGCGGCGACGCGCCGCCCTTCTAGCCTGCATTCCCTCGCCGCTCGGGCCAACCAAAGGGCCTGTTTTGAATAGGGCGGATTAAGCCAAACGGTGGACCCGCGCCACGGATCCCATAATCCGTCCCCTGTATCGGGGCAGATGTAATCGGGCGCCTTCGCGGTAGCTGGGACGCAAGCGGGATCGAAATCAAACGCGGGCCAGCCGGCTTGCTCTCTTACCCATTCAACGTTCCAGGCGGGCGTGGCCCAGGTGTCACTATCGGGAATATTCCCCGCGGGCGGGGATGGCTTCAATTGAAATTCATTGCTCATTTTTCTTTCCCTCCTTTATTTGACGGGTTCGCTCGCGCTCCCGTTCGTTTTCCCCGCTGATTTCGCGGCTTCCGATAATCCAGGCCGTCGAAACGAAAAGCGAAACGGCGAGCCCGCACAAAGCGAAATCAAGCCAAGGGCTCGCAAGGCTAGGCGCAGGCTGGGCCACTAGCAGGAAGGCCCCCGCACAAGCTCGGGAAGGGTCGCAAGGGGGCGCCGGTGGACAAGTCCGGCGCTCCCCTCCCTGATTCCTCAGGCGCCCGCCCCTACGGCGAGCGGCGGCAATTGTGGCGCTATTCAGAATTTCAAACATTTTCAAACCTCCCGAAGCGGCGGGACCATTCCGCGATCAAAACGGCGTCGCATTCGTCAAGCGTGAAGCGGCGCGAAAAGAAAGCTTCGGCGGCCTGTTTAAGGGCTCGCTTGTGTCCAGCCTTGTCGCCCCCGTAGCTCGTCAAGCTCAGGTCTTTTTGCCAAGCCTGAGGCCTCACGAATTGCAGGCGGGCGCGGCAAAGGATCAAGGCGCCGACGGCCTCGCCGTAAGCGCGGCCAAACGAAAACATTGATGTAACGCCCTGCCCAGGCATAGCCCCTACCTTTTCGATCGTGGCGCAGATATGGGCCTCGGGAAACGCGGCTAAGGTGTCGCCGATTATCAAAGCGATCCGCCCGTCGGTTTCCGCTTCGCTGAATCGGGCCAGCGCGACGATCTCGCCGGCGACGTTGACGCCCGCGATGGCTCCCCGCTTCCCTGGGTCAATTCCAAAAAATACCTTTTCCATTTCTAGCCCTCCCTCTCGCTCCAATGCGGGGCAGGAATTGCCGCCGCGGGTGTCAATTTAAGCCGGCGCCTTGCCCCTACGGGGCCGCGCTCGGGTATGGTGGCGGGGTCTATCGCGGCGGGCGCCTTCCCCCCGCTTCCTGCCCCTTCCCCGAACGTTTGCGGGGCCGCCGAAAAGGTGGCGCCGGCGACGCTGTAACAAAATGCGGCGCGGCCCTCGCGCCCGTAATCGTCGCGACACTTTAGAATATAAACGATCGCCTTACTCAGGCCTTCCGCTTCCCCTTCCTCAGCGCGATCGAATTTGCGCGGGCGCCAAACGCTCCAAACATTATCGGAATGTTGTTTAAGGCCCGCCGAGCCTTTCAAATCAGAAAGCTGAACGATTCTATTATCCGCGTTTTTCTCGCCTGAATTTGGAATCTGTCGGGGATGGGCCAAAACGAAAATGCTGGCCCGCGTGTCAACGGCGATTTGCGCGAGGGCTTTTAACATTCCGTCCAGCTCGGCGCGTTCCTCGGGTCCCTCTTTGATCATGAAATGCAAATGGTCTAAAACGATTATCTTCACGCCGAGGCGGGCGACGCAAAACCCTACGGTATTTTTTACCGCTTCAATTGAAATTGATCCGTATCTTTTCAGAATCCAGATCGGGAGGGATTCTAATTTGTCTAGCGCCGTTTCTACCTCGCCGCGGCTCAGCGTGTCCGGCGGGGCGCCCGCGGTTTGCCTTACCCATTTTGCCACCTGGCGCCGCGCCCCTAGCTCGAAAGGCGCAAAAAATACACCTAGCCCCGCCTTGGCAAGATTCAGGGCCAGCGCGCTAGCAAAGGTGGATTTTCCCGATCCGGTGTCGCCGGTTATCAAAGTAACCTCGCCTTCCCGAATGCCTCCGATCAAACCGTCCAGCGCGGCCCATCCCGAAGATATGCCGCGCGGGCTGGCCCCCGTAAGCTCGGCGAGGAATTCCCCGCGAAGGTCCCGAACCCTCACGATTTCGTCCACGCCCGCGGCCTTCGCCGCTGTGACGATCTCAGCGGGGCGGAAGGCCTCGCCGAATTTGCAAAGGGCTTCATTTGCATCCTTAGCCCCCGCGGGCCACGCTCCGATCCGACAACGGCGCGATCCTAATTTGTCGGCGAGCATTCGGGCGCCCTTCCTGCCGGCTTCGTCTGAATCGAAAACAATGCAAATATCTTCGCAGGCTTCAAGCTGGGCCGTCGCCGAATCGGCCCAGGCTGTTTCCCCCGTTGTCGGCGAAATAACGTTGGCCCAGCCGGCGACAACGCACGAAAGCGCGTCAATTTCCCCGCCAACGATTAGGATCGTTTCCTCGGGCTTGATCCCGTTCGGCGCAAATAAAACAGAATCCCCGCCGACAAGCCGCCGAAAGGCCCGAGGGGCAGGCGGGACCGATCGCAATTTGACGCAAGCCGCTGAATCCAAGGCCGGCCCCTCGAGCGTCCAGCGTGTAAAGGCGGGGATCGTAATCCAGCCTGGCCCGCAAGGCTCAGCGGGCGCCACGCGGCGCGGCCTGCTAGGGGCGCTCCCGTCCGGCTCAGCGGCCCAGCCGAGCCCGTAGCGATGGCATAGGGGCAGGGGCAGGCCTCGCCGTAGTAGATACCCCCGCGCCACCTCGGCGAGCGGGTGCGTTTGCAGGTTATCGCGCCACGTTTCAACGTCCCCTTTCGGGCGGGCCGCGGCCAAGTCGGCGGCAAGCTGGCGCGTGGCGATGGTGTCAACGTCGTCCCCCGTAGGGGTCACAAGGTCAAATTGAAGCCCGAGGGCCGTTTTTAATCGCCGTTCGTTTCCTCGCCCGTCGCATTTTTTACAATGAAAAAGAAAGGTCCGCAAATTCAAATAAAGGTGTCCAGGCTTGCCGCAAAGGGGGCAATCTAGAACGGCCTCGCTTCCTGATATCTTATGCTGGATCCGATTCCTCGCGAGGAATTCGGCGGGCGTATCCGCGTGCATTTTGTGTCCGGTTAAAAGCTCAGGAAGGGGGGCGCGCTAGCAGGGCCGCCGCGCCGCGCCTAGTAGGGGAGGGCGGCGCGGAGGTCCCGCGGGATGGTCTATTTAGAAAGGAATATCATCGTCGCCGAATCCCTCGCCCTTCGGCTTGCTCGGGCTTTCGTCGCCCGTAATCGGGGGGAGCATTGTCGGCCCGTATTCCTCGCGAAGGCGGCGGTCTTCCTCGGCGCTAATCCGCTGGAATCGATCGGCTTCGATCCGCGTGCGGGTTTCGCCCTGGTAGGTTTCGGTTTTGGCCTTCGCTTCGATACTCAGGATCTGATCGAGTAGGGCGCCTTCGATTGCGGCCGGATCGCTCAGGTCAAACGCGGCGACGGGCGTGGCGCAGGCGCGGCACAAATTAGCCAAGCGGGGCAGGGCCTTTTCCGAAGTCCAGAATTTCGAGAAACGAAGGGAGCGGCCTTTGTGCGGGCTCGCCGGATCGTGAATGTAGAAATCAATTTCGATCGCCTGGGTTCCGCTTTTCGAGGTGTGCGGCTTAGCGTCGGAAATGAAAACAACGTGACGGCCCAGCGGGAAATTTTCCAGCGTGAGATTGTCGGGCTTAAATTGCGAGGGATCGAAAATTGCCATTTGGTAGCCTTACGCCCGCCGAGGGCGGGACGGGGAAACGACGGCGACGGGCTGGGCCGCCGGCGCGGAAAATGAAACGGGGATG